TATTGCTTATTTCGATGAAGCGCTTGGCAAAGTAGTATTTACCAAAAAAGCAGTTGGTATTGATTTCTTTAAATATTCATCAAGGAGATAACATGAATACCTATGAAATTATTGGTGTAATTGTTTTAGGTGTAATTCTTGGCGCAATGTTCGGATGGGGGTTTTAATCATGGGAATGTCTATGCATGATCGTTACTATGAACCAGAAGATGATGAAGATTTTGATGAAGAAATTGCTGAGTTGCTCAATGGCGACTTTAGCCCGGACTTAGAAGAAAATATCAAAGAAGCATTTATGAATGATGCTTTCTTTGGTGATCATTGGGCTACATTAGTTGAAGCGCTTCAAAACAATGAAAAGGAAAAGATTGGTTTAATCATTTCTACTTGCATTTATGAATATTGGGAAAACTCTGCTGAAAGGGCTGTCCATGATTAACTACTTAATTTGGTTTTTTGGTTTGTCTGGTGCGGCTACTTGGGCATTTGTAATTTTTGTAATTGCAAATATTTGCTTGCAACTTTGGAATCAAGAAAAATGAGAAAAAGAACTATTCAAGCCATGCAATATACACAGATGGCAATTGAGCAAATGATTAGCCCGGTGCAACCAGTTTATCCTGTGTATCCGACCCACAATAAACAACCGCCAAAGGATAGAAAATGATAATGCTACTTGTTGCTTTCTTTTTCTTTCATGCGGATGTAAGTTGGATTTGGTGGGCTTTGTTTTGTGTAATTGCAATTGCTGATTTTATTAAATTTTGTAGGGATATGACATGAGTAAATACAAAGAACTTAGAACAATAGATGTATCTGGTGAAATCAAAAAGATGGGTAAATTTAATTACTTGCCTTGGACTTATGCTGTTGATACTTTGTTACAACATGACCCAGAAGCCAATTGGACTTATGGAGAGCCGCAAATTTACAATGGCACTCTGATGGTTAATTGTTCTGTTACCGCATTTGGCAAAACTATGACTGAATATCTGCCAGTTAAAGATAACAGCAATAAACCAATTATGAACCCTACAGCAATGGCTGTTAATAATGCTCAAAAAAGGGTGCTGGTAAAGTGCATCGCAATATGTACCGGGATTGGTTTATCATTGTATGCAGGGGATGAATTTTGGGATGAACCAGAAGAATCACCAACAGATAAAATTATTGCTCAATTAGAAAACTGTAAAACCGCAGATGAACTTAAAACTGTTTTTGGATTAGCATGGGCTGAGTTAAAAACCAAAAAACAAAAAGAGCAAATCCAACCAATTTATGAAAAGAAAAAGGTAGAACTCAATGCGATTAGCCCAAGAACAACCTGATAATGTTTGTTTTGATTGTGGAATTAAATGGGGATCAGAAAAACCCAGAAACCATGATTATCGGGTCTGGCTAGATACTTGTGATGTATGCAATAAATTAACCGCAGTAAGTGATGCCGCAGAATACAAATATTTGAAAGTAGGTTGGGATGGATCAGAAGTTTTGTGTTAGTTGTCAAGTAATGCGAGAAGCAAAAGGTTTTAAATTAGTATTAAGAAATAAAACAAAAGTTTGGAAGTGCGCTAATTGTCTGAAAAGGCAATCCGATCAACACTATAGGAGTAAAAATGATAGATAGAGATTTTATTTATACAGCCGCAAGTACCGATATAACTATTCGCTGGCGCAAGATTTATGGTTATGTCCCGGCAAGTGAACAGGAATTCTATAAAAAGAAATGGGCTGATTTTAAAGCATTATTTCATAGGACATTGGATGATTCTGATGCTATATTTATTGATCCGAAAGTGCAACAGATTTGGCAGAAACAGCGAAAGCATAAAGTATGAATCCATTTGCACAAAAGGAATTTGATAAGATACCTAAAGCGGTCTATGCACCAGAAGAATATTTTGAAATGGGCTGGATGGCGGCGGTTAATGCTTTGTCTAAGGAATTTATGACTAAATGGGAACAATCAGAACTGGATGATATTCAATTAATCCAAATGCGCCCAACCGATCAAATGCCAGATGATGAAGCAGAATAGTTGGTATCCACTTTGTTTTGAATCAAAAGCCAAATATGAATCATGGAAAGATGCAAGGAATTATGCCCATGAAGTAGCTTCGGTTTGCGATGATTGCGATTCGGATTATTCAACAGAAATGCAAAGACAAAAAAGATGCAACCCACAGGATGCTATTTTTAATTCAACCAACAGTAGGAAGCCATGCAAACAAAAGACTATTCAGAACTTTACTTAGATACCCAAGTAGCAATCAAAAACTGCCATTTGTTTTGTTTAAAGAGTGATTGGGAATCAGCAGGAAAAGCGGCAGAAGCGGCATCAGAATATGCAAAACAACTACAGGACACTATAAAAACCTATGACAACATTTACAACAGAAGATCGGCTTAATTCTTTAGAACCCATCCCATTTGCCGGGATGATTGATTTAGAAATTAAACAGGGAACAGAAGAATGGCATCAAATCCGGCTTGGCAAAGTAACAGCCAGCCGGGTTTCTGATGTTATGTCTAAGATTAAATCGGGAGAATCAGCAGGGCGCAAGAACTATAAGATGGATTTGGTGGTTGAAAGGCTCACAAACACACCTACAAGCAGTTTTACCAATGCGGCTATGGCTTGGGGTACAGAAACCGAACCGCTGGCTAGAATGGCTTATGAAGTCCATTCTGGGAACTTTGTAGAAACTGTCGCCTTTATACAACACCCATCAATTGAATGGTTTGGTTGTAGCCCAGATGGATTAATAGGGTCTGAAGGAAATTTGGAAATAAAATGTCCAAATACATCGACCCATATTGATTACTTGTTAGCTGGAGTTCCCCCGGCAAAGTATGTCCCACAAATGCAAACACAGATGGCTTGTACAGGGGCTAAATGGTGCGATTTTGTATCATTTGACCCTAGGCTACCAGATGAATTGCAGTTGCTTGTAGTGCGCTTGGATAGGGATGAAGCATATATCCAGCAAATAGAAGATGAAGTTAAGCAGTTTTTAGATGAAGTTAAACAAATTTACTCACAATTGAAAGCGAGAAATAATGGGCATTAAATATGACTGTATTGTAAAAAATGGCACTTATACCGATAAAAGCGGCAATGAAAAGAACCGCTGGCAGAAGATTGGAGTTTGTGTTGATACCAAACAAGGGGGATTGGCTATCAAACTAGAAGCAATCCCAGTTACTTGGGATGGATGGATTTCTTTGGCAGAACCTAAACCAAAAGAAAATGCACCAGCCGCATCAAGCAGTTTGGCTGATATAGATTCTGATGTTCCCTTTTAATGGATAGTGGCAGATAGCACCGCAATACTACCGGGGTTGCTGACAGTCCAGCCTATTGCTATCAGGCTGTCAATATTTTTTTAGCTTGCTCAATCTTAGCAATGCGATCATCTAAACCATTAAATCCACCATTAATGCGCTTGGTCATTTCTTTGGTGGCTTCATAATTATTTTGATCTGCTAGATCATTTAATCCTTTTTTATTCCAGAACCAACCAGCCGACATTGCGGCATAAGGTGGTTGTAGCAACATATCTGGGTCATTAATTAAATCGACATTAAGCGCATCAGATAGGGTTTTATAAAGGTCTTTGCCTGTGCATTGAATCAAACCTCTGCCCCTGTATTTCCAACCCTCGCCAGATTCTTCATCACCATTGCCCATGCGATTGGCATATACCTTATTGGCTATCATATCTGGCTGATTGGCATATTTATTGGCAATTTCATCTGTAGGAAATCTTGATCCCCAAACAGATTTCAAACCATTGGTTGAATAATGCAAATTCTCTTGCATGGTCTTTAGGTTATTAGATTCATGCATTAATTGTCCAAGGAAAGCGGCTTGGCGGTTTACATTATTAATTGAATACTTATCGCAAACCTTTTGTAAGTGTGGCAACCAATCAGGGTTAATACCTAATTGGGCTAATTGTTCTGATGTCATTTAATCCCCATTTGTTCATTTAACCATTTCTGTAATTCTATTAACATTAAAGTTGTTTCCGCACATTGTCCAGCAAGAACATTGTAGGCGGCGAGAGCATCAAACTGCTTGGGGGCGATGCCTGAATTGGGGGGCAAGGAACTGCTACTGGATTGCTGGCGCACCCCATTAGAGTAATACTGGCGCAATAAACTAAGTTTCGCATCATATTCATCTTGGATACCCTTTTTAACTAATTCCTGTTGTTTTTGGATTGATTCATTCTTTGCAATTTGCTTGTCGGCTTCTGCCTTAACTTCAGCTTTGTATGCGCTGAAATCAACATCCCTACTATGCCAGCCAGCACCATAAGCGCCAAGTAGCACCATAACAACAAGTCCAATTTTGACATAAATTCCAGCGCCGCCATTAAGTAAAGTGATTAAGAATCCCATTATTTGCCTTCTGGCTCTGCACCAGCCATTTGTTTTCCTGCAACAGAAGCCGCACCAGAACCAGAAACAATCCCAAGCGCACCAGCCAATTCAGTAAGGCTAATATCTTTGCCTGTATATATTAAATATATAGCTGAACAACCTACCAACAAAAATCCAAGCATCCATGCCCATTTTGCAATGTCATGGGTTTGATTATCTTTTCCAGTAAGAATATGTTTTAGTATTTCATTCATTTTATTCCCCAAGTCAAATACCAAGCAATTAAAGCCGCTAAAGCAAAACAATAAAACTGTACTTTGCGAACCGCTTTCAAATCATGCTGGAAGGCTTCATTGTTTTTTCTTTCCAGATTCTCAATATCTAATTTGATCTTCAAAACCGCATCCCACTCTTTAGCGCCATATCTTTTAACAAAATCTATTTTTAATTTTGCTTCCCTGTCGCTAATTTGTTTCTTTTGATTCCAATCTTCTAGCGCTTTAATCAGCGCTGTTTGCTTTTTTAATTCTGCTTCTCTTTGCGCCCTGCGCCTTTCATGCGCTTTTTTTTGGGCTACATCTATACCATCTTGCTGTATGCCTTCAATTTGCTTTGAAAGACCTTTAGAAGCATCTCTAGTTGAATGTAAAGATTCTGCAAGGACTTTTGTGCCTTCAGAAATGCTGAATGGGTCTGGCATTTCATTTTGGCAATGACCAGCCATGAGTAACTAGCCAAGCATAGCCAATGCCAGCAATTACTACATATCCGATAGTTTTTAGGGAAAACCAGCCAAATTCAGCGGCTTTTTCATTTAGCCATTCTTTAATAGCTTCTTTAACAATTTCTTTTTGTATTTCATCAGCCATACCTACTCCAGATATTAAATTATTAATCAGTCTTATCTTATCTGGAATTTAAAGGTATTTTATCACTTCTTCGGGTTTTACAAAGGCATCAGCATTATATTCGGTGAAATCCCACCATAGAAACTGATTATTAGCTAGATAATCTCGGCTTTTTAATAAATTAGTATTTTCTGGGTGTCCATATATTAATGGATCAGATACCGACCATAGGACAATGCCGGGTTTACCGCAATCCCAAGCAAGATGCTGGAAAAAACTGTCGCACCCAATCCAAGTATGGCACTTAGCAATTAACTGCCGCAACTCAGAAATAGGCAAATTTTTGTAAAATTCATGCACTAATTGTTTTTCGCCCTCGACACCTACTTGAACAATCTGTATATCTTTTGGGATTATTTGTATAAGTTCTTCCCAATATGCATAGTTTTTAGGGTTTTCCATGTTATTTGCTAATTTCTTTGCAAATGGGGAAATAATAATCATAGGTATAGCTTTCGATAAGCATCTTCTAAACTGCCCTTCCAATTCCATTGCGCCATCTTTTTATAGATATTGTATTGATCTAGATCGCCAAACAAGGCATTGGCTTCGGCTATCGACTTCCCGGCAACAATTTCAGGATAACAAGTAAAAATGACAGGATTAGAAATTTCAGGAAGAATATGGCTGAAAACAATATGGTCGCCAGCGCCAGCATTAAGAACAATAATGGTTGAATCAGAAAGTCCAATAATATTTCTAAAAATAGC